GAAGATTATTGCAGAAGGTGATAGTAATACCTCAGAAGAAGATACAGACTGCTTATACTGTGGATCATGAAAAAGAACCCAAATAAAAAAGCTGGTGAATGGGGAGCTCTTAATGAGAAACCTATAAACCAAATATACTTCAAGGCTGGTGGTAGTGTTAAAGGTAAAATACCTAAGGGTTACCACATCATGCCTAATGGCAAACTCATGAAAGATAGTGCTCATAACAAATTAAAAAAGAAATAATGCCAGAACCAGGATCATTACCTTTCCCAGCGGAAAGCATTCAGCAAATGCTGAGAGACATAGTAGAACTAAGCGGAGTGCTTGGTTTCTTACTACAATTAGGATACGGAGACCCGTTATCTATTACCGTTAATGGTGTTACCACTAAGGTATTATATGATGAAAATAATCCTGAAGAATATGATCGTATATACATATCTATAGCAGATGGTAATATTAAAAATATGCGAAACCTATCTACTGATATTTATGAACTTGCCTTCAGTAAAAAAGGAGGAGGGGGCGTAATACACGTACCAAAATACTAATAATGAAAAAGAATAAACCAACTAAAAAGATTACACTAGGTAATAACATAGCTAAGAGCTTAGCTAAGGTTGGTGCCATCAAGAAAGTAAAATTTATAACCAAGAAAAAACTAATACCTAGAACATGGCTAAAGTAACAACATCAAGTAGCAATGCACCCAGGGGGACTAAGGTTAGCCGCCCTGGAGTACATAGTAAAACTAAGACTAGTAAGTTAAAGACTAGTAAGCTATACAAGAAAAGTTATAGAGGTCAAGGTTAAACTCCTAGTATCTTACTGATATTAGGTTTAAAGTAATTCTTACCCTTAAGGATCTTCCCATCTTCTCTGAGGATGGGTTTTCCATTTTCATCTAACTTACTCATGTTGGACCTATGGATTTCTGTGAAGACTTCTTCAATCCTGTCTTGTAAGCCATGCTTAAGAATAGTCCCGTAAATGATATAAAGCTGGTCACCAAGAGCGTCAGCAATACCAACCAAGTCATCATCACCACAAGCTTCAAGGTATTCATTGTTCTCTTCTTCCAAGAGCCTGTGACGTAACTCATATTGTTCTGGGGTAAGTTGTTTGTAATCTTGTGGGTCAGGCATGTTAAACGCGGTATGGAACTCCGCTACCATATTGATATACTTCTTCATTAATATCCTTTATCTCCGTTACTATTATAATTTATTTTGTCTATATCATTGTCACTACCATTTTTAGGTAAGTTGACTAATCCAAGCATATCAGTGTTCTTAGTATAGTCACTAGTCCACATAGACAATCTATCTACAGATTTGTTATAGTACTTGATCTTATTGATCTTATCATATGCTTCTTTAAGCTTACAGTGCTTCTCACTTTGTTGATTCAACATAGCCTCTAGTAAGATAAGGTAGTTTATAATATCACCAATCTTCTCAGATACTATTGCAGTATCAACCGGTTTATTATCAGCTACTATATCTTTTATAGAAACTAAGTGCTTAGTCATGTAACTCCAGAGAACTTCAGCTGATGAGCCGTGGAGGGATAATCCCCCCGCAGCTTCATCAAAGTTTCTGAATACATTATCATCTTTAGCGTACTCTTTATGCTTATTAAGTAGTGTCTGGCGTACTAGATCAATGCGCTTCTCTACTCTTCTGCTGAAATCTTCTCTTGTCATAAGTCAGGTAATTCAAATGTGGGTAATTCTGATTCTCCAAAGTTAAAGAATTCTTCATCAGGATCAGCAATACCTTCACTAGTTTTTTGCTCTAAAGCATTATCTATTGCCATTTGCTCTTGAACTTCCTCAGGTACTGCCATTAAAAGACTTAAGTCATCTTCTATAACATCTGTAGGACTCATAAGCACAGGTTTAGTTATCTCAGCAATTACCTCAAAGATATCCAGTTGGTTAGTAGGTTGTACTTCCTCCTGTACAGATTCTTGTACAAATTCTATTGCGGTCATCTGTGTTAAAGCAGTTAACGCAAAGTGTTTGTTAATAAGTCTGTGGCATTCTGATTGATCCTCAAACCAATTCTTAGGATGTGATATACGCAATGCAGTAGCTACACAGTTGTAGAAGTTCCATGCATTACTATGAGTCATGTTGTCAAATAGGACAACTTCACCAATAAGATTATCTCTTACTGAAGATGCTTGTTCCTTATTAAGACATTGCTTCTCAATGAACATCTCACCCACTAGTTGTGAATAAGTATGTAAGCTAGCATTTTGACCAATCAATATATCTCTTGATGCAAGTAAGTCAGCATAGTGAGCATTAGCCATGTTAAGCTGTGTCTGAATCATAGCAATAGCTTCTTCATCAGCTTTACCTGTATGCTTTCTAGCATAACTAGATACATCACCAGCAAAGATATAGTTACCAGTCTTAGGGATATATACACCAACACCACACTTAAATCTCATAGACTTGTCATATGAGTTACCCCATATGAACATCATCTTCATATCTGGATCTGTACCCTGGTCCAGGATATAGATTCCATTTGCAACACTACCGCCAAGACTTGCACGGTATAATTCTGATTCTACATTAAAACCACGCGTAACAAGTTCTTCATGAACTTTATCTATAATAGACTTGTGGCTGATAGGAGTATAGCGCCCACCGTGGTTAGGTAGGGCTACACTTTCTAAGTACTCTCTGGTAATACCAGTTGGGATTCTTTTACTCATTAGAATAAACTTAATTGTGAATTTTCTTTTGTCTTACTTATGTTCTCAATTTCCTTATATATCTGTTCTAGATAATAATCTTCATTGACGTCATACTCAGACCATGGTTTATTTTCATACTGATTAAACTCAGTTTGCATCCATTTGCCTGCCTCTACTTGTATCTCTCTTCCGTCTGCAGAATTCACCTTAATGATCTTGCATCCGTTATTAGATATATAGTAACGCACAACAGCTTGAAGCTCTGTGTTAATACGGTGACCTTTTACAAAACAGGTCTGTAGGAAAAACCAATCTCCTTTTTTCTTTACACCTTTACAATAGTCAAGTATGTTACGGTTCTCTTGAATAAACTTCTCAGGAACCACATCCTTCACAAAATAATTATAGATGGCCTTTGGTACAATCAGAGCAGACTTGTTCTTATGTAAAGCTAAATCACTGAACTCAAATCTGCCTTTACACTTGGTAGCATTGTAATAATACTTACCGTCCTTCATTGTGTAAACATAGTGAGGAGTCTTCTTCTTCATAGCCTCATAGTCCTCATAGGTTACCTCTTTAGCTTTGAGTACAGCAACATAGTTATTTACGTCACCAATGATCATTCTCTCATACTCATCATGCTCTAATTGTAACAATGTCATTTCTTCCCACCTCTTGCACGTATCAAGATATACATCTCTCATGTGTGCAGGAATCATCATCTCAAGACCATCTGTATTTTGCATTAGGGGAATGCTACTAGGTATTGCATCAGATAACATCTCATACAACATAGTCAAACTCAATTGACCATTAATAGTAATCCTCATGGTGAATTCTGGATCATACAGAAAACTATTCTCATCATTACTTAAACCATAAGTACTGTTAAGAATAATCTTATATACGTAGTTCCTTGGATCTTTCTTGGGAATCTTCTTTCTCTCATCAAAGAACCACTCGTACTGCTCACAGAAATCTTCTTTAGCAATGTGTGCAGGAGACCATTGGTTCCTGATAGCTAAGTTGGGATAGAAACTAGTAACGTCAGACGTCATTATTATCATACCATCCTTAGCCTCATACACACCAGCTCTAGTTGCACCATGCAAACCACCTAAACCATAATCAGTTTTAACACCTTTATGAGTCAAAGAATATTTGAATCCGCCTTTAGTCTCATTAGTATTTATAACTAGAGATTTAAACTTCTCATGAATATTTATAAACTCCTTGCGTTTAAACTTTACATATGGTAGTATAATATCACCTACAATAATACTCTCTCTGATTGTCCTTAGTTGTTTAAGGTCATACTTCTTCATACCAGTCTTCTTACTCAAGAAATAAAGGAATAACTCCTTAGATATCTTGGGCTCGGAAGCACTCATTAAGTTAATCTGATATTCTTCTGTAAGAGCTTTCCTTAACATGATCTGATCCTTACTCAATTCCATGATACGCTTAGTTGCTGCTACGTCATTTATACAATACTTAGTAATGATATCAAGCTGATCCGTAGTAGTAACATAGGTACTGTGGTGTAGAGGCATGTCCCGGACATTATCCCAGTCCATAGAGAACTCAATCCATTTAAGACTAGATCTTTTAGCAGGGTTATCCCAGTGATTCAGACGGAATACATCTAACTGGCGGATCTGTAGAGCTCTCTCAGAGAACTCAGGAAACTCACCTGCGTTTGATAATTCTATTACGTTCTGAGCCTTAAGATAAATGTAATGAGCAATGTTCTCAGGATCCATGCCTGAGAATTCATCACCTTCCCTTAGAAGAAATTCAGTTATCTGGGAGTCAAAGTTTAAACCATTGAATGAGATATGCATCTCATCATTAAACTTGTTGTCATTAATAAAACTTAGGAAGTCATTAAAGTCATTCTTAAGTTTATGTACAACAAATACTTTGGTTTCTTCAGTTTTGTATTCTGTAAATACTGCTATAAAACAATTTATCATTGTCTCATAGTCCATTACCCAATGTTTCATATACAAGATGTTCAGTTAAGCTGTTCCCCCGGTTTAGTGAAGATGGGGTTAAACCCCACCCTTTATTTTACTGCGGTTAATTCTGCAGGGAATGGCATCTGAGGAACATCCTGAGCTTTCATATTCAGATACAGAGTGTAATCATAAGTATCTGCATTGATTGCAAAGTGCTTAATGAAACCTTCAATATCAGAACGCTCTTCCAAATAATATTCTTGGAATGTCTCAATAGTTCTGCGCTCCTGTTTGTAAGGAACACCATCACGTCCTGGAGTTTTACGCACTTCTGGATCACCATTAGGATCTAGCTTAGGCATCATGTGAAAGATATCTTTCTTAATGTTACCGATTACAGCAAGAACTTTCATTGCTGGATCATAAATACATTCTACATATGGGCATTCTGCACTAGTAGGAATCATCTTGAAAGTTTTACCCTCTTTCCAAGTAGAGGTAGTTAGCATCATGTTGCTCATTTGTTGTTGATTTTAGGTGTCAAATATAATCTAAAAATTGTATATGCTTGATATCAGATGTCAAGTTTTCTTTAACAGTATCTGGTCTTGAACATAACTGACCGACTTCCCTTAGTACCTCTACAGGTACACCAAGCTGCTCTGCATAAAAGTCATAATACTTTTCAGGATTCAAATAACTATTTATCAGGGAGTGATTACTAACGTTACCTTCAAAGAACTTAAGGATTAAAGCCTTCTTATCTTTTGGAAACCCTGAGTAATCACCCTTCATAAAAAGAGACCATAGTTCTGGTTCATTTTCATAGCTGAATACATAAGCACCTTTATTATCAGGAAGTTCATAAAAGGAAGTGAACTTAGGATTACCAAGAAGTTTAGTCTTCTCAAATAACTTATAGTCCTCATCATCTTTTATATCATAAACACATATCAGATTTTTATCAGCAGGCTCTGATATGCCTGTCCAAGATACATAGCTCTCTATTGGCGTAGTACTTACACCACGCCTGATACCTAGAAATGGATAGAGAAACATTCTAGATTTTTGTGTGTACTTAGTATACAAGGATTTTATCATACGGTTTACAGTATTACGTTACCTACCTCATACTCATAAGGTAAGTCAAACTTTCTATTTGTATAATGATAGTCTGCAATTTTCATTATCTCATTGAGTTTATCTACCCATCCTATAAGTGTATCACTACTAACTTCAAATGCATAACACTGGGTGAGCTTGTCAACCACTATGAAATGAAACTTAATCAGGTAATTACTTAGGTCTGGATAGTTAGCTCTTACTAATCTACAGTACACTGCAGCTTGCAACCAGTACTTATAATACTCTATTGTCTCCGGGAAATCTTGTAACATCTTTCCGCTAGTCTTGAGATCATTAATATAAATCACTTTGGCGTCATGATCAATGTTAATGTTATCTACAAAACCTCTAAGACCAAAGGCATATTCTGTCTCTATTACAAGTGGCACCTCACTATAACTATAGGGACCCCCTATATTGAGTAAGCTTGTAATCTTCTCATTAGATCTTACGATCTCAGCATAACCTTTTACTTTGTTTAGGGTGTCTTCATCTATAACAGCTTTGTCACCCTTTGAAGCTAAGAAGTTATAGTAACTTATACTTGCGTCAGTAACTACCTTCTCAACTCTTTGTGCATCAGTCTTGAGACTCTGATACAGATTGATCTCCTTTAGTATGTCAAGAATATCAAACTCATTCTCCTCCAAAGATAAGTGAAGATTGTTAGTTACCAAAGCCTTTACAAAGACTTTATCAACAACATTCTTAATGCTGTCACCCGGTAAGTTAACCGGGGATACCACATACTTATCATGAAACTTATCTTCCTCTAGGAGAAGACAGTGAAGCAAGCTACCTTCAATCAGGTGCTGCTCCATCTTGTCCTCTCTTTGGTTTAAGATGTAATGCTTATAGAAAGCACTTGGGGCAAACAATAACTTGTTAAACCCGGAATAACTAAAGTGAAACTTCTTCTTGTAGAAGTTCTCCTCCGCTTGGAAATCTATCATCTTGTTTATTTAAAAGTTTATCTACCTTGATTTGCATCTCTGCAGTTAATCTAATATCTACAACCTCAAAGTTGTCACTATAAGTTCTAGACCCATCTAATACACTAGCCTTAACAGTATCCAATAGTTCTTGAGTTAGTAACTCTTTCTCTATAGATACGTCTAGGATAGCGTCTTTGTCCCAGCGGTACTTATTATAACCAATCCAGTTAGTCAAAGACTTAAAGCCTACAGTATTTCTATACTTATGGTTATAGATAGCACCTCTACCAAATTCCTCAAGGAGTAATGCCAGATAGACAAAGCTTTTCTCATAGTTACATCCGGCCATAATGGTCATTGCAACTAAGTGATTATCCTTATCCCCACTATTTAGCATAGTTCTCAAAGATTCAAATGCATCTCTATCAATAACTGTGTCACCAATAAGATTGTTGAATACTTCTTGTGAATAAACATTACTAAGATTTGAACTAGTAAGTAAGAAGTCATCTATAACAGTTGTTATATAGTCACCATAGTACTCTCCACTTCTAAATGAACTACCATGTAAGATGCTACCGTACATGTTTTTAGTAGGAGAACTGTGATTATTTATATAAAATGGTGTAATAACATTTCTATCTAAAATAACATGCTTGCCTGTATAAGTGGCTAGCCGCTCTACAAGACTATGCACATTACCTCCAATTTTAAAACCATCCGCAAACGGTTTTACATCAGAAGTTTTTATGTAATAAAGGTGCTTTGTATCTAGACCTGCGTCTATAGAATCTGTGCCCGCAATAATAATATCTGCAGTATCTCTATCTCTAACAGTCTTGATCTTCTTTTCCTCCAAGAAAGGCTTAGCCTTATCTCTAGGAATACTGCACTTAGGTGCAAAGTATATTGTTTTTACATTAGTAAGATCTAGTTTCTTATCAGCAGTTGCCTGCTTAAATACTTTTTCATATTCATTCTCATGCCAGCGATAGTGTAAGTATTTCTTTTTATCATCCACTAGTACACGGCTAGGTATAAGTTCTAACTGATTATTACTTACAGTAAGTGTTAGTTGTTCTTGTATCATAATTAAAATGGTGTTGAGGTCTCCGGTTTAGGCTCCTCTTTAGGTTTGTTTTCTTCCATAAACTCTTGATAAGTCTTAGTCCAGGAAGGTGTAAGTTTTACAAACTTTCTTGCATCATCAGACATGTTATCTTTAACACAATCTTCAATTGTATCCGCAATAAGATTATCATATATCTCCTCATTTAACCAACCCTTCTTAAGGAATAGTTTTATAGCAGCAGGATAATCAGTATGTCTAAGATTAGATAGATCTAATTTACTATTCATAATATTATAATTATTAGTAGCCATGCTATTATTTATAGTATAGTACTCAGCTTTGAAAAGCTTATAGATATAATACATAGAATTCTCATAGTTACAATTGAATAACATCTCTGCAGCAACGTTGCGGTTTTCTATGTCAGCGTTAAACATGCTAAATAGAGTATGATATACAGACTCATCTATGGTAACACGCTCTATAGAATTAAAGATTAACTCTTCGTCTATAACAGGAGTCTTAGTAGATAGGATACGGTATAACATCTCTACAGTTCTTGGATGCAGGAAGTTAAAGTCTCTCTCACTATTATGTAAGGATGACCAAGAATCATAGTATCTGTAATACGCTCTAGAGAATAATACACGATCCTCAGTATCCATTATAGTATTGAAGACACCACCTTTTGCTTTTATCTTTTCCCTACTGAAGTCATCAGGCATGCGATACTGCATTACAGAACAGTCCTTAACTATAAGACTATTAGGAACTTGTTGGTCTACATTACCTAAACTTACATTGTTACTATGACCAATAAAGAAATCTGCTTTAGATGCATCATTAGTAATAGTCCAGTTATTTATGCGAGCAATGTCTCTCAATTGACCAACACTATATTTACAACCGGGTATAACATACCCTTTAGATTTAGCAGGTAGAGAAACTAATGCACCCCCCTGGAGGAGTGCATTAATCTTTTCTACTGAATCATCATCTACAGTATACAGCCAGGTATGAGGAAGTGGTTTATGCTTCCTATCTATACTGGCATATCTTACCTTTGTTTTAATAAATGGTAACTGCTTCAGCATGGTGTCTGTAACATTACCGAGATTCAAATCCATTTTCATTACTTAACTGCAATAGCAGCGATGTTAGCGTTTAACATTAACTTGGTGAACTTCTTACTTCCGTTAAGAATACCCTTGATAACAGCATACTTCAAGTCATTAGTGAAGATGTCCTTATCAATGATGAAGTTAGTAACACGGTCAATGATCTTCTGATCTACAGTGTTATCTGCACTATAGTGAACAGCATAGTTAGTAAAGCGCAATGCTAGGACACTAGCAATGTCTGCACGGTATGCATCATCCTTACCAATACAAGAATTCATCTGACCTTTAACATACTCCCAACTGTTGTTAGTCAACATGTCCTTAGGAGTAATTAACTTATCTAACTTGTTGTTAATGAACGTAGTAAATAGAGTAGCAAACTCGCTACCTACACTACCCTCACCAATCATTTGAATAAGTGGTAAGTCTTTCTCAAAGTTCTCTATGCTAGAGATACTGTTAAAGAAAGTAGTAATACTACGAGCATTAGTAGTCTGTGTAACCAACTCCGGATGCATCAACAAGAAGTTAATACAACGTGAGTCAATGTTATTCTGCTCTGCCCAACGAGCCCAGCAATCTGCATCAAACTTTAGGTAAGCCGTAATAAAGCGAGTCTTCTGAGCAGCATCCATAGATGTTACTTGATAGTCACCATTATCTGGATTACTAGTCAATACAATATGCCAGTTCTTTGGTAGCTCCCATGAGATATACTTCTGACGGTCAATCAATTCCATTGCAGCCTGAGTAAATCTTTGGTCAGCACGGCTGTAGTCATCTAAGATTAAGATACCACCTTCTTCCTTACCTTGAATCCACTCTGGAGCTGCATAACCCATACGCTTTTCTCCACTAGGAACATACTTGTTCTGAATATACATAGGCATAATGTTCTCAGGTACCCACTTGGCTAACTTCTTTCCATCATCTGTAGTCTTAACTACTTCAAATTCTTTAATAGGAAAACCTGTAAGGTCACCTAGCTCTTCTATCTGAGCAAGGTTTAACTTAACTACATCTAGCCCTAGTTCTTTACCAATCTGCAAAATGGTAGTTGTCTTACCGATACCCGCCTCACCTTCAATGTTCACTGCTACAGGAATCTTTCCTTCAGTTTGGATGTGCTGGTTATTCTTTACAATGTGACCAATGAAGGTCTTCAACTCGTCTGTGTTTAAGTTAACTTGATTTGCGCTCATACTCTTAATTTAATTTAATTTGTGGACCAGGTAGGTCTTTGTTTATACTGCCACGGGTAGAAATTACCCACAATAATTTGCCAACAGGCTTTACACTACAATCACATTCACCATCAGTTAGATATACTAGACAAGTATATTTATCTTGGTTCTCATTATACAGTTCAATAATAGGGTCAAACGCAGTACCTCCGCGTCCATGAAGTTCAATCTTGTCTCCAGCTTTGTATGGACCAACATGTTGAATTCTTGAATCACATTGCGCAATGGTTATCTCTGCACCCGTCTTATGAATATGATCTATCTCATGGAAGAACTCTTGTACTTCCTTGTCACTGACGGAACCGCTAGTATCTACAGCAACTAAGATGTGCTTACGGAATTTAATCTTAAGACCTGGGTTATCCTCAAATCTTTTATTAGATTTACGTCTAAGCTTCTTAGTAAATACTTTCTGACTACCTCCAGTAAACCTTCTAAGATAAGACTTCCAGTCAAACTTAGATGGCTCACTACTGTTAAGCTTGTCTAGCAAACCCTTGAGTTCTCCAGGTACATGACCTCTAGACTTTGTTACTTGATCTGCAATCTCCTTAAGCTGATGCTCTACTTGCTTTTGAATAAGCTTTTGTTCAGCTTCACTTAAGTCTTTGAAGTCATCCCATGTGCTATGATCAGGAACAGGTTGACCATCACCATAGGTAGGTTGACCCTCGTCCATAGCTTTCATCATCTGCTCAAACTTGCTAGTACCATCTCCATTATCTTTCTGCTCTTGTAGTAGTTTGTAATACTCTCTACAGCCAGCCTTAAGAGGAAGATTCATAGGTGCAAACATCTCATTGTCAATGGTACAACCACCGTCAGGAAGATACTGTGCATCAATATACTGATTGATCTCCAAGTCCATTGCTACGTTAGCTAGCTTAGGATCTGCAAAGTCATTGTGTATAGTAAGATGGAAGAATGCAATATGCAATAGCTCATGCTTTAGTAGACCTATGTGATGCTCAGGACTCAAGCTTTCCCAAAACTCCTCATTGATCATCAACTGAAAGTTTATGTTATGCTTGCATACACCAGCAGTAGGAACACGTTTGCTCCATAATTTATTTAGTCCAATGAGAAAGAGCCCATAGAAGGGCTCCTTTAACATTAGTTCTTTGCTAGCTTTAGCTAGACTATCTTGTTTTGTCATTTACCTTTTGGTATTAATGTTAATTGATATTTCTCCATGAAAGTAAAACCGGCAGTTTCTAATTGCCTCCCTAATTCTTCTGAAAATCTGTTAATAAAGAATCCCATAGCTATTGGATCAACATTCACATTTTTGTGAAGTACATCATACATACTATTCCAAGTAAGGACACTGTTATAGTCTAAACCAGTAATTTCTTTTAGCTTTGCTACAGTATCTGAATCAAGATCTAGATTCTTATGTCCTGCTTCTTTACATAACATAAGTATGTAGGGTAAATTAGCCTGGAGATCTGAAGATTCAATAAGATTCTTAACCACAACATGGTTCTCTTTATCTACAGACTTAGCCATTGACAACAAGTTCTTGTACGTTGACTCATCAAGTTTAAATACTTCTCCCATTATTTCATAAGGTTATTTAGTTTCTCAAGTTCTTTAGTAAACACATGCTTTGCTGCGGCAAAACCTGCCAAGTATCCTTTCCTTGCATAATTATATTTTCTAAAATCTGCAAGAGTTTGATAAAGATTATAATCATGTACTCGCATAGCATAGTTATCTGCCATACCCCAATGATTAATATAGTCTTTACCGGTTTCCTTATCTTCTACTACAATAATTGTATCTTCAATCTTACGCTTAGAACTTTTTACAAATAGCATTGTACCAGGTTTAATATTCTCTCTAGCTTCTTTACTATTGTATATTTCTATACCATCTTTAGCCTCATAGGGATCACTTATATGAAACGGTATACTATTAATATAAAAAGGTAATCCATCTACTTCACTATAAGTAATTACATCACCTTCGCTAAAGATATCTACATCAGGCAAAGTATACTCACCGTAGATACTAAGGTTATCATCATTTTCTTTAGGTAATACAACCTCTTTTACAATAAACATGTTTGTAGTCATTAGTCTTCTATTTTTAAAGTTTTTAACATCCATATCGGAGGGTTATTCATATTACTGATCCACTCCTTTGCACTTGGTAGATAACCATTGCAATCTTCTTTTACATGTTGCTCGCCTACATAGCGAGTCATAACTTTTTTACCTACTGAGTTAACAAAGAAGGGCCCGAAGACCCTCTCACATTCAAAGATACCTTCACTGTGATGCCTGAATAATCTATGCATACTATGACCATACCAGGCCTTAGTAGCATCATACCACTCCTCAATATGGATGTATTCTTCCCAGGTTCCTCCCCACCGCCTTGCTGCGGATTTGGCGTGCTCTATAGGGTGGGACATACTGTTAATTTTTTAATTGTTATCAAATGTACTTTCATAATCCAATTTTTAAAGTCTTCTAGACTCATATTACTTTTTGCTCTGTTACAAACTTTACAGCAGGTTACAACGTTTTCTTTAGTGTAACCTTTAGAAGAGTCTACCCTATCTATACCATTGTATAATATGGGTACACCAGATCTTAATTTACCAGTTTTAGGATTCTTTAATTGATAAACTTGTATAGGTTCAATACCGCAGTAGTTACAGTTTTTTTGTGTAAGCTCTTTAAAATAATCAGAGTCTAACTCAAAACTAAACCCTCTATCGCGAGCATGTTTTTTGTATACATATAGGATAGCTCTATGACCCACATCAGGATCTTTATCTCTTTCAGTTCCTCTACAAGGAGATAATCCACAAGAACTACTGTTACCATTTCTTATATTATTAAGACATATGGTTTTCAATCTACCACATTTACATTTTGCTTTAATATAACGTTTACCTGTGGTACCATTTTTTGATACATCCTCTAAGTATGTCCAGTTTGTTTCTTCACCTTTACGGGTTTTTAGGATACCACCCGCTTTAAAAATAAGTGTTTGTTTAAATGAGCTCATGTACGTATGATTATATGTTAATACATGTACAATGTACAACAAAATAATCATACATACAAGAATGAGCCATAATTACTTACTCATCTTGACCTCCGTAAGTTTCGTTGTAGTATTCCTCATTACTTATTGAATATCCTTTAAACACAGCATCAATACCATCTTGTCTTGCATCAATAATCTGCTCCTTCTCCATTTGCTTGGCTACCTCCTCTCTTTCACATAAACAATCAATTAGGTTAGCATTTTTCTCATCACCTGCTTTTCTCATAACTTCGGATAAAGCTCTAAATTCTTGAAATAATAGTGTTACCGCAGTTTGTTTCTTTTCCATAGTTATTTAGTTTTTAGTTATGTCAGTCCATTCCCATCCTAAGAACATCTTCATCATTGCACGATGAAAGAAGTTAGGTTTTTTTGTAAAAGAGATACACACTCCACCATAACCTCCACCATAACCTCCTATGCAATACTTACCTACATATGGAGGATTTAATAGTGCCTTAACTGATGCTAATTGTTTTGTATTTTCCATAGTTATAAATTTTTAGTTTTTCCGTAAGTTTCGTTGTAGTATTGTTCGGCATTTGTAGACTCACCATATATGCTATGACCTTCAATGTAAGAATCAAGTATCTGCTCCTTCTCCATTTGCTTGGCTTTTTTAATAGCACTAATTAAACCTCTCTCAGATAATCCAAGATTGATTTGCCATTCCAACCATTCAACTGCAGTTTGTTTCTTTTCCATATTTATTTAGTTTTTAGGTTTTCTAACAATTCAGAAAATAAATCTGCAACATCTTGTCTACCTTGAAAAGTAGCGTCTATTAAATCTGCTAATTCTTCCTTACTATACATTTGTTTGGCTTGCCATTCAGCACCTTTTCTAGCACCGTCTTCCCATATCTCTTGGGTTCTACCTTCATCGTAGCCTTCTCTTTCTAAAAATTCTTCAAATGTTTCTTTTTCCATAGCTTTTAATCTTGGTTTAATTGTTTCATAAAACGTAACACCTCTTCATAGGGTGTGAAGATGAAGAATAGCTCTCCACTTTTTAGATAGACAACACACATATCAGGGTTAATAATGTCAGCCTCATCTGCATTTTGCCTAACTGCTACTATCTCATCGTACTTTATACATACATCAGCAAGGCTTTTATCTTGCTGCTCCATAAAGTCATACTCCTTATCATGAAGGAGTTCTGTCTTAGTGATTAGTAATTTACTCATAGTTTTTAGTTTTAATTATTAATGATCATATGGATGCGCCATTACTCTTTCCACTTAATATCTGTGAGGTCAACTGAACCATAAGCATCAGTAAGATTTCTTACATAACCATTGATATTTATAGTAGGAGGTTCCTCTTCAAAGTCAATGTCAATGGTTCCATAACCACCATCATTGTTATACCAGTCATACTGATAATGCTCCTCAAGTATATGATAAGCTAGGTCTTGCATATCCCCCTCATACATATCAGTAAGAACAGCTGTATCTAAATTTTCTCCATAAAAGTCTACATCTTCCACCTGGCCAGAGTCTCCTCCGCCATCATATCTAATTTCTACATTTGTTACACCAGCATCTTTTAATGCTGCAAATAAGGTTGCTGTCTTTAAACTTGCCATATTACTTTTGTTTATAAAACCTACCAAGTATGTTTGCGTTTAACCAGAAGTCTTTCTCTAGCACCTCGTACATAAATTGGTATTTAACTTCTTGATAAGAGAGCTCTGTCTTAGAGTAACATATCTTTAGGATAGTCCTTTTGATTTGTACTCCAGCCTTATGAGCTGCCTTAAGTTTTTCATTACTGCTATAGTAGTTCTGATATACAATTTTTCTTACGCGCTTGTAGGACTTCAAGCGTTTATCAGTGGGCATAGCCTTCTTAGAAAGCTTAGTCTTAACATCCGCAAAGAAGTTCTTCTTGCCTATGTAGGATTTACGTTCACCATCTAGGATAACATCCATCTGGTATACAAATCCTACAGCACCATCAGGAATCATGTCCTCGGTGAATTCTTTTAATTTATAAACCCACATGCTTTCTAGCTATCTGCATTAGTAAATCATTTATATGACGGTGAGTCTCATCAGCATCATAACCTTTAATAATATCAAGCATTTTAACTATTACCTTATCTGCTTGGTCTGGTAAACAAAGTGTACTAATCTGATCAAGTAACCTATCGTAATCACTATTATAACGCATAGGTATAGTTTCAGGTAACGAATCATGCATGATTCCATATGTTGAATTCTGTAAAATTCTATGTGCTAATTTTAAATTCTCTTCTTCCATAATTTTATTTCTTTAATGCTTCTTTTAATAAAGGGTGTAACACTTTTCTTGTCTCAGGTATACCGTAGTCTCTAACAGAATCAGATAGATCCTTAGACATTGGTATGATAACACCTGGCAAATCATATAGCTCTTCATACTTCTGTGCAGCCTTAATGCCAGCTACATCATTATCAAAGAGAGTACATATAGCTTTGTACTTAATCTTGTACATAGACATAGCTCCATTAGGTATCACAGTATTCTCACTGTCCGGGGCAACAACTTCTGTGTTGTAACCAAACTTAGTAAGACACATTGCATCTTTAAGAGAACTACAGATAACAAGGTTAGGTACGTTGAACTTCAACTGGTCAGTACCTTGGATATAATTCTTAACCTTGAAGAACTTGTGCTCAGTTACCTTAGGTTGATATACCTTATAGATAGTACCATCAATCCTGGTATAACCATATAGATTAGGTCCAGATATAACAACTCTATCAGAGTTATCTTCCTTAACCATAGCGTATGAGTCAAGTGGAATAACCTTAAAATTTGTAAGTGTATCAGAATCAATACGGAACTGTGTCCAGAATTCTGCATCCTGTTTAGTCCAATCTCTTTTGGTATACTCTCTTACCTGATACTTAGCTTGTTTCTTAAACTCTCTAAGGTCATCATTAAGTCTACCAGTAAGTATGAATTCATTATAATCACATACTATTCTCTGAGCAGCTTGGGCAAAGGTAAAATTATACATCATCATAACAAGATTGACACCCTCACCACCATGACCTGTGCTGAAGTCTTTGAACCTATACTTATCATCTCTAAAGTATATACAGAAACTAGGAGTTCTTTCATCTGGTTTGAACACAGATTTAATCTTTAGATCTTGACCGGTAAGTCTCTCAGATAATCTGCAGTAGAATTCAAAGATCCAATAGCTTGGTACCTGACCAACAGTATCTAATAGTTGTTTAGTACTTATCATAATCAAAAGTTTAGGAATAGAAAAGGGGAGTAAATGTACTCCCCCTCTATCAATAATCAAACTTATTACAACTCAAAATCAGAACCAACTGAAGATGAAGTAGTTACATTGGCATCACCAAATGAAGCTACGGTTTCAGTCTTCTTTCTTCTGATATGAGTATCAGCATCAAACTTCATTACTCTGCTAGAGTCTTCTGAAACATCAGCGCTCTCATAGCTATATGAACCTTTAACAGGCTTAGCCATATATAAGTCAAAGTTTGTATACCCTTGCTTGTTTTGGTACTCATTACCTGCAATGCAGCAACGTAGACTCTTACCAGCAAAAGGTTTATCAGTAACAAACTGTTGGATCAATTCATCAACAGTCTCGTGTTGATTATCCTGAGCTTGTAACCATTCAACACAGTTCAATGCTTTGCATAGAGACTGCATAGATCTTACAATCTCCACGTCACGGTTGATAACAATACCAGTCTTAGTGGTAGCATTAGAAAATGCAAACTGAGTAAGTTTAACAGATCCTACCTGTCCTTTGTGACGTCCTAAAGATTCATCATCTTTATTAATCCAGAAACCTTCAAAGGTCTCACCCATATCAGGGCCTTCAACATTTAATACAATGTTTAAAGCATCCTTATTATAAGGTGGTACCTCTAGTTTAATAGAGTTAATAGTTACAATGTGATTACCAGGTTGTAATACTTTAGGGATTCCAGATCCTTCCCCAGGGATGTTAGTTGTGCTTATCATTTTACTTTTAATTAATCAATATAAATTTTATCCCAGTGAGTAGTTAACTCACCGTTCTCATCCATTTCAGATAGAACAATCTCTTGGTTACTCAAGTGCTTAGGTCTTGCACCACATGCTACATCATCAGCAGTCTTGAATGTTAAGATGTTCCTCTTTCCTTTTCTGTAAAGATAGCCAATAGAATCAGAGTTTGATGTAGTAATTCTTTTAAGTTTACCTGTCAAATCTAAATCTAAAGAACTAAATTCATTACCGTTCTTTTCCAGAAGGGTATCTTTTACGTGTCCCACTAGTATAATTCTGGGAGCCCATGTTTGTATGTAGCTTACAGCTTTAGTAAAAGCTTCTCTAAGATACTGATAACCTGCACCATTGGGTAGTCCTATAATAGTTCCGTACTTAACCTTACCATCGGTAGGCCAGTTCTTTCCCATAGGAGTTTTCATATACAACTCTTCAGCATACGGGATACACATCTCTTCTAATGCAGTGATGGTATCTACAGCAATATACGTATAGGGATTGCCTGCTTCTTTAATTGCCTTACCAATGTGCTTGATCTCCTCTATAGAGTTAGCTTCAACTTTAAGTGCTTCTAAATACTTTGAACCTTTCTCCAGGTCAAGTATCAAACAGTTATCAAGTTGTGATAACAGTGTTGTTTTGCCAGTCTTTGGCTTTGAAAAAATGATCAGGTTCCTAGGACTTGACGCCTCAGCAGGAACCTTACTAGTAGGGAGCTTGATTTCCATTTTACTTAATTAAATTATTTAACCACTCTTTTTTGCTTACCGGTTCACGTAGTAGCAAAGCAGCTAGATCTCTTATAGTTAACTCATTAAACGGTGCATCATCTATACCTAAGTCTAGGTTAGCAAACATGTCACCTTGAACTACTTCTGTTTTCTTAGGAGCAGTAACTTTAATAAGTTCAGATACTGGTATCAGATATCTTACTTGTAGATCTGGCGTAGCTTCATATTCCTCCTCCCAATGTGGATTGAATCTCCATTTCCATAGAGTTCTCTCTTGATCTTCGGGCTCATACTCTCTACTAGCAAACTCAGTATAAATGTCAAAGCCTCTTTTCAATTCACTTGGAAAGAAGCTAAGGTGCATCTCATCTTTACCCTTAGGTCTATAAGCCATCTTAGGAAAGAACAAAGCATCAGGAACACCTAGAGCATCAAGCACCGGTTGGTGATGAGACTTTAGATTAGATATCCTTTCTTTTCTTTCTTCAGTGGTCAATGTACCAGGGTTGTTTGTACTTAGTGCCATAATTAAACTTTTACTCTTTTTTCTTGTTGTGGTGGAGTTGCTATCTCCGTTATTTTCATCTTAGCAAATTCAGCTTTAAAGAAACTCATACGAGTATCTCCATTTCTACACTTAAGAAAGTGCAGTACTAAGATGGTGTCATCCTCAATGATATACCTATCTGGGCCATACAGTCTGATCTTCTGTTTGCCTGGACGGTTAATACCAATAAGAGTGTCAGCATGTTGAAGCAATGCATCTGAACCAAAGATATCAGATTCAAGTATGTAGTTACCATACTTACCCTCTTCACTTCTTTCAGGATTATCAATACCTCTGTTCAATTGTGTCAGGATGATGAAGGCTATTGGATACTTACGTTTAAGTTCCGTAATAGCTTCTCCTAAATTGTACAGAGTATCAAACTTATCCTTCTCAAATGGTGCTTTCTTTAGCAATAGAGAGTGATCCAAGGTAATAATTGTCTTGGTGAATTCATAATCTCCTGACTCGTTTATTGTCATGTGTTGCTGCATATACTCAGCAACCACTTCTCTAAACTCATTCACGGTGATTGGTTCTTCAACAACATCAATTGCTAACTTGACCTTCTCCTTTGCATAACTATAACACGTCTGAAGATCTTCCATAGTTAACTTACCATCGGCACTGCATAAGTATTTGTAGGACTTGCCAAGTACACTACTATACTCACGGATTGCAGAGGTACGTGCTAGCATCTCAAATTGAAACTCTAGTACACGGAAATTCTCATCTGGATTAAGTTTGAATGCATCTCTTACTAGTTGATCTTTAATAAGAGTTTTTCCACTACCAGGTCTTCCACCTATAACAGTCATGGAGTGCCATTCCAGACCGTCAGTTGTAGCATCATTAAACTTTTTCCAAGACGTCTTAATACTTTTAATAGACCCTTCCATTCTACCTTTGAGGTACTGCAGAGAGTCAGCAAAGCCATCCTTCTGGCTTTTCCAAAGGTTATTCTTAGACATAAAATGGTGGGTATTATTCTTCTATTGCTTGAATCTGCTTGACTACAAATGTATAAGATTTATAGGCAAAAACCAAAATAAATTCAATAAAAATATAATTTAATAAGCTTACGGATACAATTAAATTATTAATCACAGTCCAGCACACTAAACTCATAAGTATTGATGATAAAACCATCAATGCTATCTTCTCAAATCTTCTTTGTGTCATACTACTTTATCAGTAAAATGTGTAGATGTATCTTCATCTTCACCGTTAATAATTATCTCACAATAGTTTGCAAGCTCAGAATCCCAGGACTTATCCGTGTTCTGCTTGCGTATAAAATACTGTGAGTTCTTCATGTACATATAGTTAGCCTTCTCATAGGTCTCTATATAGTACCATGTTGCACGCAAGATTGTATCCCAATCATACGTATAGTTCTTATGGAACCACTTAAAAGCTTCCTCAATATTCTTCTTGTTTACTCGGGCAGCCTTACCACTAGGTAGTTTACCTTTAGGAAAGATATTTAGAAACTTTGTTATAGCATCTTCTGTATCTTCCTGAGCAACAGTTATACTCCCACTAATACCGGGAATGTTATTGAGTATAGCCATACCCTTAGCAGTTATGGTATAGGTAGAATCTAACAAGTCATCATTGACAAGGACCCGTAACTCAGTATGAATTACATTGTTCTTTAATGTGGACTTAGTCTTAGTTGCTACACACCATAGTGCATATAGGGCATTAGGAGATATCTCCTTTAACGCTAGGTATTCAAACAGTTCTTTCATTTACTTCTACATATTTAATTACAGCATTCATAATTTGCAACCTTAGAGTCATGCATTTAGGATCATTGATAGATAAAAGATCTCGGATCTTCTTAATACTATGATCTATAGTAGCATGATTCTTAATCACCTTATTACCATACAGTACATTCAGGGCATTATACATATGATTATATGTGTGACCCATGTTTGCACCAATATAGTAAGTTAGTTGTCTTATCAAAGGTACGCGATTAGCTCTTGAACTCACACTAGCAGTAAAAGGTTTTTCCCTAGGGAATGTAGCTTCTACAATTTGTACAAGCTCCTCAAATGTTACAGTGCATGGTAAGATATAATCATTATGACTTATATCTTCTTCAAGTACTTCACTCATTTGTGCAAAGAACATATTTACAGCTGCATTAATGGATGTATTTAAGTCTCTAACATAACTATCAATATTCTGTTGTAACTGACTCAATTCTTTCTTCTTCATAATCTTGCGTTACTCTGTAATCTTTTAAGTCAACATAATAGTTACGGCAACTGGCTATATCATTAGCAATTACTCTAACAATCTCCTTAGCGCGGTCCATCTTGATATCAAACTTAGATAGAGCATCATATAAACATTTGTTCTTTACAGTCAGTCTACCTTTACCTTCAACCTCAAACCACATCTCTCCAAAGTTTACATCTATAGATGCAGACACTTTTACTTTACCAGGATATTTTGGTTCCTCCATCTTGTTCTAAATATTTGTTAATCTTATTCCACATGTCATTACAATCCCACTCATCCAGCTTTTCATATGCTGCACTAGCAGGGTGTGATACCATGATCTTGTAATTATTATCAGGTATGAGATCTGCATACTCCTGAGCTTTCTTGCCTAAGAATACATAGATTAGTCCGGGCTTCTCCCACATTAAACTATCTAGTACCTGCACTAGGAACGGTCTCCACAGTAACTGATGTGTACCAGGTTTGTTCAATGTGGTTGTGAATGCAGAGTTGAGTAGTAAGATACCTTGCTCTGCCCAAGGCATTAGATCATTGTCACCAACATATCCCGGTACAGCAGTTCTCTTAATAGAGTCATGCATAAACATCAAGGACTTTTGTACAGATGATTTACTACAACTAAATGCGAGACCATCTGCTACATTAAGGTTAGGATAAGGATCTTGCCCAATGAATACTACTCTAGTAGAATCAAATGGACATGCGGTTAATGCATTAAATACATCCTTTACAACAGGAGTAAATCTTTTATTATCCAATGCCTCTTTCAGTAATGTTGACAAGATCTTTGTCATATCATCACTTATCATAAATGTTTTAAGCTTATTAGCCCAACCTGATTCTTGAAGTTTCTCGTACAATTTATCTTGTACTTCTTGTATATTTACACTATCTAACATAGCTTTGTTAAAATTAATATTATGTCTGAAGAAGAAACAGCCCCAGTTATCAGAGAAGTAGAAATCCTAAAGCAGGACACCGTAATAGATGTTAAACTTCCTGTAGATTACTACTTCAGATTTAACCAGTTCATGACTGAGTTCTTTCCTGCAAAAGATGATCAGCATCTAGAAGAGATAATTAAGTTAGTACAGGAGGGTAAAGATGATACTGATGTATATGCTTACCACTTCCGTACATTACTTTCTTTTCTACTTCTTGTAGAGGACCAAGCTAGAGAGCAGGGCCATACAAAGAAGATAAAGCTTAACATTACAACAGGAGAGAAAGTTAATACAGACTAAACCCTACTAACTCACCTATCTCTATACTAGCTTGGATAGCCATAGATAGTTCTTCCTTAGAGCAATCACCAAAAGATCTGCAGTCTGAATTATTGCATAGACCAGCACGCAGTTTAACTTGAAGCTTCATGTCTTCAAAAGAATCACCAGTGTACTGAGCAAGCTCACGGATGTGTTTATGCAGTTTACTCATTTGAGCGTAGCTAGCATCATCAGTTTGAACTTCGTAGGTGAT